TCTTCGCGATGTGGAGCTCATCATCATCGACGATGTTATCACCATCACGATCGAGGGCGAGTGAGCGTAGACTGATGTCGAGCAGCTGCTGACAGCGCTCGCGCATCGCGTTTGCTGTGTCGAGCTGATTCATAGACTCATACACGCGAGCGGCTGTGCAGTATGCGTGCGCGTTGGCAAAGCTCTCAGCGTTGAAGATCTCATCCTCTGTCACGTCGACCTCGTCTTTGAGGTAGTCGCGAATCACTAGGATGATCTCTTGCAGAGCTGCATCGATCTGCGAGCTGAATGAGCTCTGCCTGCGCGGGATCATGTCAGCTAGTTGAGGGAACTGCCCGACGAGGTCATCGTGCGATAGACCGGTGTCAAAGGGCCGAGGCGTGATCTTGAGCAGACCCTTTGCAAGCTTGATGTCGAGCTGCTGACCAAGATCAAGCGTGTAGCTCACCTGCCAAGGATAATACCCTGTCGCGTCGGTGATGGTGCTCGACACAGTCGCGTAATACATGCCGAACACGAGCAGAGCACTCTCGCTCAGATCGATCTCGCGCGACAAGGGCTCAGCGAGAATCGCAGTCGTGCCCACCATACGCACAACAGTCACCGAGTAAATGCAGTCGCCCTCGGTCACTAGGTAGGCTTTGACCTGATCAGCCTGCAGCGCAGTCGCTTGCGCATTGACTGTGAGGGTGCGTCGATCGTTAGCGATGGCAGATACCGTCGCATCTGCTCGACTTGCCGTCATAGAGACAGGCGAGGCGCTGCCGACTGTGAGCGTAGGCGCTGAGTCGAGAGGCCCTGGTGCGATCCATTCAAAGGTGAGCGCTTGCCCGGTGATGCTCTTGATCATTGTCTGCCTCCTGCGTTGGCTTTCGAGATGTCTGCGTTGGTCGCTCGTATGAGGCCGGCTGCCTCGACAAAGCTCTCAGTCACAGGCGACCAGCTGTGCCGGCAATTATACCCACCGCACGAAGTCTTGACCGGTAAACCTTGCCCATTATCGAGGCGCGCCATCTGTGCCTCACTCACGACCTTATTTATTAAGGGTCGGCAAAACGAGCGAGTAACGCCATCACGAGGGCCGGTGTAGAGATAGAGATCAAGATCAAATGCTTGAGCTGCTGAGGCAGTCACAGCACGACCGAACTGCGAGAGCTCGGTATTGACCTGCGTCATCTGGGTACCGACCACCGACTCAAGCCGTTGATCCATCGCCTTAATAGCGCTCGCCTTGGGCACACCAACAGTAATGCCCTCGAGCGCTGTGCGCGTCGCCTGTAAGGTGCTCGGCAAGATGACATCTTGAAACACCTGCTCGGCAGTCACGAGCTTGAGCGCGTCAATGCTCGGCAGCTCTGCCGGATCGACTGCGCCTATAATTGTTTGAAGCGTATCGAGCGCAGCTGCTGCGACTGCGTCTTGTGCGCCTATAAAATCATCGACTGCCAAGCCCAGACCGCTTGCAAGTATAAACTCGCTCAGCTCGTCTCGACTCAGCATAAGCAGCTGCTCGGCTGAAGTCAGCTCAAGAGCGCTTGATAAATTCGAGCTTAGCTCTCGATGCGATCGTTTAAGCGATCGTCGAAAGCTCTTATCTGCTTTGACCGCAATCTTTAAGGCTGCGATCTTCGCGACAAGTATCTGCCTCTGTGGGCCCTCGGCATCACTTAGCTGCGCTGTGAGATCGTCGATCGCTAATTGATCAGCGTCTTTCTCAGCGAGCGTCGTGATATGAGGGCGACCACATGAGCAGAGCACTAGTCACCTTATGCGAGGCAGTCAGTCAGCACGAAGCCGAGATCAGAGTCGATCACCTTGAAGAGGTGGCTCTCGTCTGCCCAGACGTTGCGACGGGTGAGGTCGAGCGCGTCGTACTGCCCAGCCTTCATGCCCTCGAACTCCATGTTAGCAGCTGCGATCGGCATCATGCGAACACCAGAGCGAGACTGCACAGCGTCGGAGCCGTGGAGGATACCCATAAAGAGGCTGTCACGAGTCCACACATAGCCCTCGCTTGAAGCGGCACCGGGCACAGCGCTGTCAACACGAGCACCACCAACGAGAATGTTGGGGATCCCGAGGATGTCGCGCAGGGTGTTGATGACTGCCTCATCGCTCAAGATGAGGTTGCCAGAGGCGACACCATTTGGAGTGCTGCCCGCTTGGAAGTAGCCGCGGAGCTCAGGAGAGCGAGCGAGCGCCCTAAAGAGATCACGACCCATGACGAGAGAGTCAGGGTTGATGCCGTGTGCGTTTGCAAACACGGTATCCTTGAGCTGGTGCAGGTAGCTGAGAGGCTCAGCACCGGCAGCGTCGAACGTGCCCCCGAACTCAGAGGTCGAGTCGTTGCTGTTGAAGTTGCTCACGTTGAAGAGAGTATTCGCTGCGCGCTGCTCTTTGGCAAGCTTCATGACGCGCGCGACCTTCTTAACGATGCGAGCCTCCTCGCTCCCAGGATACTGAGAGTCGATGATGTCCTCCATGGCGATCGAGTCCTCGGCAGAGTAGATCTCGCACATGTAGGTCGTGCTCGTGCGATCAAAGCCACCGATGCGGCTACGAGATGCACCGGGCGCACGCTGAAGGTCGAGCCCTGCGCCTGCGCCCATGAAGTTACGAGAGGTCTCAAGCAGGAGAGTACCAGAGCGCTGAGGCACCTTGATGTTCTCGCAGACCTTGTCAGCGATGAGGCTTGCGTCGCTAGGGACTGCCTCCGCGACTAGGTTTGTTAAGATCTCGTCGACTGGGTGGATATTACGATATGAGCTTGCCATCTTGATCGCCTCCTAATTAAGCGAGTGGAGCGAGGCCGCGATTGAACAGGATAAAGAACTGCTCGTTAATGCTGGCGCTGGTCTGGTTGACGTTGGGGAGGCTGAAGCCGACAGGGTAGTGAGTGCTTGCAGCTGCCTGCACCTTGCCCCCGGTGGTGACTGAGAGAACAGTTGCCGAGGTGAGGGTGAGAGAGCCGCCTGCGATCACGCGAGACTCGCCTGAGATAACGACCTCAACGACGTCACCGGCATCACCTGCGCGCTGAGCGACACCGATGATCGAGTTAGCAGTTGGGTCGGTTGCGACTGCGATCTTACCGTCTGAGTCGATGGCGACGAGCGCGAACTCAGTCACAGCAGATGCGCACACAAAGGTCTTGATGATCTGATTCATGATCACGCTCCTTAGTTAAAGACGCTGTTGTAAGCGTCGGGGTTCTGGGTACGGAATAAATTGAGCGCCTCGCTGAAGTTGAGGCCCTTCTCGTCTGCGAGCAGCTTGACCTGCTCAGCTAGGGTCGCCTTGTTGAGCTCAGCGCCTGATGCGCCATGCCCGATCTCATTAAGAGGAACGGCTGAGGATGCAGGGCGCTCGCTGAACATCTGCCAGAACTCCGGCATGTTCTCGCGCACATCCCAAGCACGAGCGGCTGCTGTCTCCTCGCTTGGGCTGACCTTGCCCTCGCGCAAGAGAGAGGCGACTGCCTCACGACGCTCGACGTCACGCTTCTCTGCCTCGATCACCTCGAGGCGCTCTGAGAGCTTCTGATTCTGCGCGCGCAGCTGCATGACCTCTGCAAGCATGTTGGGCTCAGCTGTCTCGCTGAGCTGCGCTGCCTCGGTCATCTTCTTCTCTTTGTCGTCGTAGCTGTCGCCCATCTTCTCGGGCTCGGCATCTTTCTTGACCTCGTCCTCAGCTGGCTTCTCAGCATCAACCTCGACCTCGATCTTTGCCTCGTTCTCTGAGGACATATCTTTGATCTTCTGCTCGAGCTCTTGCACCATCGCATCCTTAGCAGCGAGGGCAGCACGAAGCTCGTCAATGTTCATGGTCTCAAGATCCATGTTCACTTGCTCCTGTTCACTTAGTGTCACCCGATCAATGCGGTCATGCGATTGAGCAGGTCTGGGGGTTAAGGTGACGGCAAGCAACTGAGCGTCGCCCACCTTATCGCCACCATTACGAGTGTAAATCTCTCCATGCAGATACTCGGGCGAGCTCCACAGCACACCGCCTGCCTCTTGCACAACCTTAAGGCCGCGCTCGTTGTAAGCTGGCACCGCATAAAGCCCATCTTCGCGCAGGTCGAGATCAATAATCATGCCGAGCGCGTTGCCCGACTCAGGAGGCGCAGGCGTGCCACCGTTAAAGGGCGATGTCGCGTGCTGCCAGTCAATAATGACCGGGTCTGCGTCGCGTCGGTCATAGTATACGCGCACCATCTCCTCGAGGAGCTCCTGCGAGACAGGTGCCCCGATCGCCTCGCCATTCATGCGCGAGCTCACTTGACCGAGGGCGAGCGTTTTAAAGGGCTTGCCGACTGTGAGCCCCTCAGGAACATCATAGGTCTGCTCAGCGCGCACTTGAATCGCCTCGCCATAAGCGCGAAGCGTTGCTTTCTTGTCTGCTGCATCCATCTGACTCACTACCTTTCGAGCCCAAGAAAACCCAGCATCACCTCCCCAACCGTCCCACGCTTGACGGCCTTTGCCGTAGCTCTCCCAGGTCGAGCCCTCTTTGTCGACCTCGTGACGCTGAAAGTAAGAGAGCATCCTGCGCACAGTCTCAGGCGATAGAGTCTTGCCTGCGATCAAGTCACGAGCTCGCGCGATACCGACTGGCGTCATGCCTCGCTCGCTCTGTGGCTTGTCAGCACGACGACGCAGCGCGCGCTCGGCTGCCTTCTGTGCGCCCTGTGGAGGCTTGAAATCGATGTGATCGTATTTCTTAGGTGCGAGCAGAGCTGCCTCTGACTTTGCCTCAGTCTTTTGAGGATGCCCGGTGGGCAGCAAGTCGAGGTCGCCTGTATATGCCTCTTTACGCTCACCTGTGCCGACGAGCTTTAAGAAAGCCTTAACGCGACCATATGCCCATTGATTGCGAGTCATGCCCGGCCGATGGGAGACGCTGAAAGCGCCTGCGCCTCGTCTGAATACAGCTTTAAGCGAGCCAAGATCGACTTTCTTGCTCTTTGCCTTGTATCGATCGTTATGCTTGTCGACCATACCTTGCAGAGCGCGCGCGATCGTCTCTGAGATCTCAATGCCGCCTCGCTTGCCCGATGCTGAGCCTTTCGGGTTGGTCTTGCTGCCCTTGATTTGATCACGCTTAGGCGCTGGCGTTTGGGCCTTAGTCTTTGCCATGCTTGCGCCTCCTGATCGCTGCCTCTGCAAGTGAAGCGACATTACCTGCGCTTGCGGTTCTCTCGAGCGCAGATCGTTGTGCCTCCTCGGGCAGGTCGCCAGCTCCGAGTCGTTCCCTTATAGCTCGCTCGAGCTCGTCGTCTGGTGTCAGCAGCCCTGCTGTAACGAGCTGAGGCAGCA